ATTATCTAATGGTCGAAAAGGCAGTGGCCTTGGCGTAGTTGCCAGAGCAGGAGCTTCTGGAGACGAAACTAAGTTAGGTTAGCTTATGGAACGCAAGTCAGACGAAGATAAAGTCAAGGATCATATCAAACGACAGAAGGATGCCGCGAATCGCCGTTCCCAGTTTGAACAACATTGGGATGATCTGACGAGAGTACTGTTGCCGAGGAGACAAGGATTCACTTCGACAACTATTGACGGTGACCAACGTGTAGAAGATGTATACGATGGCACCCCAATGCAAGCGGCGAGGAGTTTGGCGAATACTGTTGGGGCGATGATTCGCCCCGAGGGGCAGGACGTAGTTGAGATTAAGGCGGAAGACGATAGCCTGAACCAGATTGGAGAAGTCCAAGATTGGACAGGTCGGACTACCGAGAATCTTAACCAAGCTATACGAAACCCCAAGGCCAGATATCGGCAAGCGACCGGAGAGGTCGACCTCGATCTCGTGGTACTAGGGACGGGTATTCTTTTTGTCGGAATGGGGCAAGCACAGAATCACCTCCTGTATCAGAGCGTACATCTCAAGGACGGCTATCCCCTATTTGATGACGAAGGTAATCCGGTAGGGATATACCGGACTAAGAAGATGTTCCTCTGGCAAGCTGAAATGATGTTTGGTAAAGAGAATCTCTCTAAAGAAACGCGGGAGATGATCGAAGAAGGTAGGGGGAAAGACAAGAAAATTGATTTTCTCTATGTTGTAGCCAAGCGTAAAGGGGTGAAGATAGAAAGCCCGGTGATGTCCAAGAATTTTCCTTACGAAGAACTCTGGATGGAAACTGCGGCAAAACATATTGTGCGGGAGAAAGGTTACCACGAGTTCCCTTTTGTAATACCGCGTTGGGACACATCCTCGGGAGAAGAATACGGTCGATCCCCGGGTATGATTGCCCTGCCGGACAGTAATACTTTGCAATCTATGGGGGAAACTATATTGGTTGCGGGGCAAAGGCTGGCAGATCCACCAATTATGGCACCAAACGATGGCGCTTTTCAAGAAGTCAATACTTTCCCCGGTGGGATGAGCTATTACGACGTTGAAACGGCCTCACAAGTTGGGGGAAATCCTTTTTTCCCTATGATTTCAGGTGCAAATCTCCCGGTCACTAGGGATATGCAAACAGACATCAGAAATCAGGTCGCGGCGGCATTTTTCCGTAACATTTTGAACTTACCGCAAGGTGGGCCTCAAATGACGGCTACAGAGATAAACCAGCGGAAAGAAGAGTTTCTGCGTGAAGTTGGGCCAGTTTTCGGGCGGTTTGAAACAGATTACAACCTTCCACTCGCCGAAAGATCGTTCAAAGTTATGTTCAGGGAAGATGCGTTTGGGGAAGTGCCCGAAGCTCTCGCTGGGCAAAATATCAAGTTTGAATTTGACTTACCAGTGAACAAAATTAAAAAGCAGGTCCAATCTGCCGCCGCGGGCCAATGGGCCGCAGAAGTATTACAGATGGCACAGATAGCACCGGAAGCAAAACATATGGTGAACATCGAAGCATTGGCTCGGTTTAAAGCTGACGCGGCGGCCCTGCCACATGATATCTTGAATACCAGCGACGAAATCCAGCAGAAAGTTCAGGCCGAGAACGCCATGCGTCAACAACAGATGCAGATGCAAGCTATGGAACAAATGGCTGGCGCGGCTGAGAAGGGTTCCAAAGCACTGAAGAACGCGGGAATGATACAAGATCCGGATAAACAATCTGACCAAGGAGTACCAGCGTAATGGCGGGTCCGATAATACCACTGGTTATAAGAGGGGGAGCGGCCCTCATTAAGCGACTTGCTCGGAAGAAGGTTTTGAGTAAAGCGGCTAAGAAGAAATTACAGAAGCGGGCGAGAAAAGCGGAGGCTAAAGCCAAACAGCCCGACAAGAAACAGGATAGAATTGATGGTCGTAACGCGAGGAATTTTGGTAGCCCCAGAATAGGTCGTATTAAACAGGCCAAACAATCCGAACTAAATGCCAGTAGAAACATGAGTACCTCGAAGAAGCAGATTGCGGAAGGGAAGAAAGACCCCCAAGGTTCGTTCGTGTCAAAGAAGAAGAACGCGGAGTTCGCGGAGAAGCACGGGCCTAAAGGGAGATTAAAGTCGGAGACTAAAAAACTAGAGCAAGCTCGCAAAGATATCAAAAGGGAAAAAGCGGAATCTAAGAAGACCCTTGAGAATCGAGCCAAGCGCAGAAGGTTGAAGAAGGACGCCAAAAAGCGAAGGAACTAAATGGCAACTAAGAAGAACGCAGGGATGATACAAGACCCCGATAAAGCCGGAGACGGTCAACCACAACAGGGAGTACCAGCGTAATGGGAATAATCGTAGTAGAGAAGAAGAAAAAGACGCAAGACAAAGCCTCCATGATTAAAAATATAACAAAGAAAGCGAAGAAGAAAAAGACGAAGGTTAACGAAGCAACTCCAATGGAGTTAAGGAAGCGAACACGAAAAGATAAAATCAAATCAAAAATGCGGTCAGATTTATTGAAACGGGACTTGAAAAGAAAGCAAGAATTAAGCCCACGTTTTAAAATAAAAGAAAGAGAACTATTAGACGAACTGTTTAAACCAAAACCTAAACCTAAACCTAAACCTAAACCAAAAAAGAAAAAGAAACAAGAAGGCGCAAAAAAGAAAAACTTGCTTTATAAAGGAATTCCGATGGAGAAACGAAAAAGGAGTAGACCTGCCTAATGCCAAGAAAAAAGGTAAACAAGGCGAAGTTGGTTATACCGGATGATTTTGAATTACTAGAGAGACAGTCCCAGTACCCCGACAATATATCGAGGTACAAGGACTTCTCACAGTTATTCTTTAGCACCGAACAGGGTATACGCGTATTCAAAGAAATCCTTGGTATGGGTTATATGTTGAATGACCCTGTCAAGTACAATAAATACGGCGTTGATGAGAACGCCACTTTAATCTCAACGGGGGAACGGAAGCTGGCACTTATGATTCATAAGACGGCAACAGTCGAGCCACCTCCACCCCCACCTTCAACAACAAAATCGAGGCGAAAGTAGATGAGCGAAGAAGAAGAAGCGGTCGAAGAGACTGATGAAGAAACAGAACAGTATGAGGAGGAGGAGTCTTCTGAAGATATAGAAGAGCAGGATACCACAAACTGGCGCGGTATGATTAAAGACGATGGGCTACAGCGCCATGCTGAACGCTTTACGGATCTCGATTCGTTGGTGCAAGCCAATTTGGACGCACGGAAGAAACTGTCCAAAGCGGTGCAGAAGCCGGAAGGCGACGCCAGTGATGAGGAGATGGGCGACTATCGGGATTCTATTGGAGTGCCGAAAGACGTTGATGGGTATGATTTCCCTCTACCAGAAGGTGTTGAACGTACGGAAGAGATGATGGATGCCGAGGACCACTGGGCGAATATTTTTCTCGACCACAACATCCCCAAAGAAACAGCCGACACACTTGTAGGAGAATTTAGGGGAGAAGTCCAAAAGATCATGGAACAACAGGTCGAGGCGGATCGCGTTGTCACTGAGGAAGCCCAAGCTCAGTTGAAACGAGACTGGGGCGACGAGTATGAGAAGAATTTGATCTTTGCGACCCGCGCCAGTGAAAAGTTATTCGGGGACGAATTTGAGGACGCTCGGTTCATGGAAGACAAGAGCGGGAGGTTTATTCTCGATAATCCTATGATGGTTAGAATGTTCGCCCGTTTGGGCAGAGAAATGGGGGAAGGTTCTATCGGGGCTATCGCTACTTCCGAAGAGAAAGAAGGTCTTATGGAGAAGGCCAACGATTATCGGGACAAGCGTATGGAAGCCCATGCCAAGGGCAATAACGCGGAAGCCCGTAAGTGGGATGAACGTGAAAGAGAAATGCTCGGCAAGATCTACGGAGACGACCCACTGGTTGGGTCTAAGACCCGTAATATGTAGTTGACAGTTTTGGCTATGTTTTGTATAGTCGAGATAAGAGGGCTTCCCGGCAACGGCCCCCTCAATAGCAGTATACATGACCAACGCCCCATTCTAGTTGTAGGCACGGCCCTCTAACGAGCTTCCCGATGCTAAAACTTTTTTGGCTTCCGAAGGAATTGTAGCAGGATTTTATTAATGTTTTACAAATTCTTGGAGGCTTAAATGTCTACATCTATTAACAATGCGTTTATTACGCAGTATGAGCGTGACGTTCACGACGTATTCCAACGACAGGGTTCTGTATTGAAACCTTCCGTTCGGTTTAAGTCTGACGTTGTTGGCTCTGTGGCGACGTTCCAGAAAATCGGAACAGGCACCGCGACGACTAAAGCGCGTCACGGCACCATCACGCCTATGAACCAGACTCATACTGCCGTTTCAACGACCCTCGCCGACTTCTACGCCGGTGACTGGGTTGACAAACTCGACGAAGCTAAAATCAACATCGACGAACGAGCCGCTTTGGCCCGTGGCGGTGCAATGGCTCTCGGCAGAAAGGTGGATAGCCAGATTCT